GCTCGTCAAAAGAGAAAACAAAATTCTTCATTGGTGTGCCCCTCATTAGACTCAGTTATTCTGAGTGATGAAGGGACGCCCTTTTGGTCCTGTTTTCCCGCCCGGGATTAGCCGACCTCAGCCTCAAAAAACAGCCAGAAAACCTGCGCGGCTTTATTGGCTATGGCTCTGGTGGCTTCGGTATCAATCGGCATGGCTGCCATTATTTTCGTGTAGGTTTCCGCCATATTGACGGTATAGGTGTGAGTGGTTGAATTCCACGACCCCGCCCATTGCGCTGTCTCGCCATCAATACCGATACCGATAGCCTCAAACAGCCTTGTGCCGTAGCCGCCACTAAAGTCAGAAAACTCCTGCAGCATGGCAGCGCGCATGGTGGTCGTAGTGGTCGGTGATGCGCTGGTCCATCCAGCGTGCATGGCTCTGGCCAGCCGCAATATCAGGCTGTGCTGTCTGATTTCAACGTCAAAGCCGCTGATCCGGTATGTAATCGGTGCCAGGCGGTCACCAAGCTCAACAAAACCGGGTGACGGCATTAAAACGAACCTTTGACTGTGCTTGACCCGTCAATATGGCCCAGCCCTGTCAGTGCGCAAATGTGGCCCTTGCATACAACGCCATCCGCTTCGCCGCCGTTCATAATGATCTGAGTGGCGTCCACGGTTGCATTGCCGTCCGCCTGAACTGTGGCATTGCCGGAGGTTTGAACAGTGATGCCGTCTGGCTTAACTTCAACACGGCTTTCGCCGTCCGTAGTGATCAGCCGGATGGTTTCATCCGCAAGTAACTCGATGTTCGCATGATGGAACCGTCGCCAGTCGATGCCGTTGCCGGTGTTAGGGTTGCGGTAACCGGTGATAATCGGATAGCGCGAGTCACCACCGATAAACGACAGCCATACCGTGTCACCCGTCAGAAATTCAATCTCAGTGGCAAACTTGTCATGCGCTGATTTATCCCCGGCCGGGTACTCGATTTCAGCCAGCGGCATAACATCAGCACCGTCTGTAATGCCAGGTATTGAAACGCGGCATTGCCGTGATTCTTTAAGGTATTCAGTGACTTCGCCCGGATAGCGCCCGGGCAGAATTTGCATGCTCATTTCAGGACTCCAGTGATGCGAGAAACAGACGGCTGTATTGGTCTGGCATTCCCTCGCTGTCGGTTTTCATTTCATGCACCGCAGTGACGACAACCAGCGTACCAAGCTGCAGATGATTGACAGCATCGCCTGCGGATATTCGCAAGTCGTAAGGCACCTTAACCACCTGCCGCTGAATCAGCGTTTTTGTCATGCGGTTTAAGCTATCAACCCCTTTACCCGGGGTGAATTTATATGTTCTTGCCTTGGCTCTGGCGCCATGAATGACGGTGCCGGTTTCATCAGTGCTGAAATAGTTGGGTACCGTGTGGCGCTCAAGAAAGCCGCTTTGTGTGTCTGCGCTTTCCACCCCGGGAATGGTAATTCTTGCGTCCTGTTTAAACAGGTCATCATAGCGCCTGAACTGCAGCCCGCCCGACTTCCAACGGACAGATCCGCCCTGCTCCTGCAGAATCTGCCGAATTGCAAAGGATGGCGTCTGACCTACCAGGCACGAAAACAGAGGGACGTTAAAATCTGCATCAATCCCCCGGATCCTTGCACCGACCGCCCGATATACCGCTGACAGAGTGGTAGACTCTTTAATGACCGCCCGCTCTCGCACGTAGGCGATAGGCAAGCAGCTCTGCAGCAGCGCAGTAATGCGGACCCCTTCCAGCAGGCGGTCATCACGCACAGCGCGGCGCTGAACGGCTTCCCGCTTCACGATCTCAAAGACAATGCCGCTTCCGGTTGTCAGGGTTTTGCCCTGCTCAAGCTGGGATCTGGTTTCGCCGTCGGTTGTGATCTCAGCCTCAAGCGTAAGCGGTACCGGAGACAGATCAGATCGAAGGGTTGCATAAATGATTGCATCCCCGCGGATCTGGCGCCCGGACTCAAAGAAGAGAATCATAGGATTGTGATAACTTCACCGGTAAAGGCTTTGCCCGGCAACTCAGTTTCAAGTGTCCGGATATCTGACATAACCTCTGAACTACCACGACCAAACTCACCGACCCCATACAGGCGGCTTGCTTCCATCTGCACCGCCTGCACGTACTCACAGTAAACGCTGAACAGTGGCTGAATGACTGCCCACTCAGATTGAGTCAGCGTAAGGTTCTCATCAATAGCGCGGGCCGGGTCAGCTTCCAGCGCTTCGATACACCCGTAGCCGGCGTATTTACGGATCGCCTTTATGATCTGCTCCTGAATCTGATCAGGCTCAATGACGCACGCGGCTTCATTGGCCTTTTCAGATACCAGGTCAGAGACAAGCAGCGGATTAGCCATCAATGGTATCCACGTTGCCGTCCAGATCTTCACCGTAATAGTGATAGAACAGCGTACCGGTAACCATCATTGGTTGAGTGCGGTTCTCCCAGTCGCGGTCTACCGGCTCAGCGTTAATAAAGCACTTGCGATAACGCTTAGCCTTAGTAAAGCGCTCTGGCGTACCCTGATAGACAACACAGTCAAAGGTTCCGCCGTTCACCAGCATGCTGACCAGCATGTTATCAACCATGCCATCCTCTGTTTCATACAGTGAGATAGCACCCTGCTGGTTTACATGCACCTGTGAAGCCTGCCATTCAACGGTACCCATAGGCGCGGCCACTTCCACGCCCTCGCCAGGCGTTAAAACAGCCCACGGAAACTGCTTTGTCAGAAACTGAAACTGATCATAACCGGCGATAACGACGGTGAAATCAGAGTTCATGGCTTTTTTGGCCATCGCTCCGACTTGCGAATGGATATTCTGAAGTGTGTTGGTGGATGAAACTGCCATAAAAAAGCCCTCGGTTATTTGAGAGCTATTTTCAGGCTTCAGGAAAGGGGGAATGCCGGGATTTTCTTATTTCGCAATCCCCACAGATTTCAACCAGTCTTGGAGCCCGCTTAACCGGTCAGCGACCGCCCGGCATGACAAATAATTATCTGCTACTACTTCGATGAGCTCAGCGTCCGTAAAGGTTCGGCTTTGATCATCAGATCCGCTGGCGGCTGCGGGATCGTCGGGCATGATGCCGGTGGCTGCGGCTTCATGGATGCGCACGAAGTCGTCAGGCAGATTGCAGCGCTCAATATCAGGGCTTTTGACATAACTAATAACCTCTTTGTAAATCACTCTGTTTTTTCGCTCGCGCTCTGCCGTCAGGTCGGCATTCAGCGCGTCGATTTCCGCGGTTGCCTGCTGCATTACCTGCTCTTTTTTGCGCGCATCCGCTGCAGCCTCTTCCCGGGCCTGTGAATATTCCAAGCGCAGCGTTAAAAGATCGGCATCCGCAATCATGGCGCGGTGCCGCCAGGCACCGAACGCAGCGACAGCAGCAAAAATCAGAGACAGATAAATATTCATTCAACCCCCATGCACATGTCGTATTCATGCTGGCGACGGGTTACTAAACCGGCGCAGCCACTTTCTTTTAAACGGCAGTCACGACCCGACACATAAACCCAGCGCAGCAGCTCTTTACAGGCTCCTGAATAATCCAGTTGATTCAGCTTTTTAACGAGTGTTGAACTGCAGAACGCGGAAGATCCGACGTTGTATGAAAAGCTGACATAGGCGTCGTATTCGTGCTGCGACAGCGGAACCTCAACACACTGCTTCAACGCCCCTTCAAACCTCTGAACGTCTGTCAGCGCCCGTGACAGCGCTACCTGTGGCGTGATTGTGTCGCCCATCTGAACCGGCGTGCCGTCTTCCCGGGTCGTGGTACCAAAGCCGATAGTTGGCACGTCGCCCTTAACCGGGATAACAGCCTTATCTGTGTAACCTTCATTCATTACCAGGCTAACCAGCGCAGAGGCTGATATACCGATAGCTGCGACCGATCTGCGGCTAATCTTCATCCGGAGTAATTCCTTGCTGAACAAACAGGCGGGTTACTGCAGCCATAACGGCGCAGATGAATGAGAGAATGGCGAACGCCAAAGGGGGAATAGCAGATTCAAACATCGGCAGAATAATCTCTACGCCACTCAGCACAGCGGCGAGAATCGCCAGGCGAAAGCTGGATGCTTTACGGGTGATGGTTTTCCAGTTTGGCAGCAGCTTTATCATGCTCAGCCACCGATAAC